ATATCCAGCTTGTTGAAGTCGTCTTCACGTATTTCATAGGCTTCATCTATCCAAACGAAGTTTAAAACGCCGTGATCTACGGATATAGAGGTTATCTTCATGCCGTCGTCCAGACCTCGGAAAAGTATTTTTTGCCCCGTGGGCTTGTAAGTTGCCTGCATAGGCGACACGGAGAACTCCCACCATGCGTCCAGCTGTAATTTATGCACCGCCCATTTCAGGTCGGAGAACATACTGTCCCTGAGCGTGTTGCCGTAACGCCTTACGCAAAGAGCGTTTGACAGCGGATACTTCACTATCCTTGATATCATATTAAGCGCTGCCGTCTTAGACTTTTTCGACCCACGGGAGCCTTTAACTACACGGTAACGCTGCCTACACTTCCAGAAATCAGCGTACCCTTTGCCGATGAGCTTCTGCACGGATAATTTTCTTATTCCCATAGCCTACTCCTCGACATCATCGCAAATGACAACAGGCACAATGCCATTCAAGTCAACATTCTCCTTAAACAGCCCGTACCTCTTACCGATAAGCTCGGCGGCTTTGAGCCTGTCTTTTTCCGAAACGGCGATATTGTCTATCTTCTGCGTACCCTCTCCCACGAGCCGGAGCACCTGTTCGGTATGCTCGCCCCTCATCACAGAGGTGAGGTACTCCATGACCTCCTTTGCATCGGCGGTCTTTTCGCTTCTGATCTGTTCAAGACGCTCCTCGATATACTGTTTGATGTCAAGTTTTGACAAGTTTTCAGCCGCTATCCTGTTAGCCGTCTTTTCCGAATATCCTGCCCTTATAGCTGCCTGTGTTCCGTTGCAGTCGATGATGTATTCATCGCAAAAACGCTTTTGCTTTTCGGTCATGGTATCACCTCATTTCATTTTTTGATAAAAGAAAAACGCCGCCATTATTATGGCGACGCCTTTTGATAAAGGAGTACAATGATGAAATCTAACATAAGGAGGATAACCTATATTTCTTTCATTCCCATGATACCATAATATCACTTTTTAATGGGTCATTCAAGGTCAAAAGGTGTCAATTTTTATTTCGGTCATACCTTTTTTGTACCTTCGCTTTACAGTCTCAACGCTATAACTCATTTTTTCAGCGATCTTTTCAAGAGATGGCATAAAATCAAGATAGCGATATATCAGCACAGCTTCAAGCTCCGGATCATCAAGCGTATGTATCGCTGTTTCTATCTCGTGCCGTATATCAAGATACTCTTTGAGATAGCTGCTATACTCCTCATCACTGCCCAACAGCTTAAATAAAGCTTCTTCTGCGCTATTTGAACGGCTGTCCGACTTGCCTTTATCGTTACACCCTATAGCCGTTGTAATGCGCTGTGCTCGCTGTCTGTCACATTCTCGCTTGTGCAATAGAGCGTTTAGTTTCTTTTCAGCGTAAAAAGCACGGTTCAGCCATTCACGCTTTGTTTCTTGCTCTGCTGTCATACTTCTTCTCCTCTCGCTAACTGTTCCATGTCATATAGCGTATATCCACGATTCCAAAAATACCGCAGTGTCTTCTCGCTCCTATTGCCTTTTCTTAGCATCTCTACCATGCAGTCGAAATGGACGCGCATATTTTTTGCTGGCATTCCTTTGCCGCATATCGGGCAAAGATGATGCTTTAAGTTCCACTTTTTTGTTTCTTCTGATTTTAACTTGACGATCCTGGCTGAGTACTCTTTTTGCTTTCGCCGCATTCCGACTTTAGCGCAACTCTTGCAGCAGTACTTCATGTATGGATATAGCGGTTTGAACCACTTTCCACACTCTAGACACGGCTTTTCTTTGAAGTTTCGTTCAGTGACCGGTATCAGACACGCTCCTGCTAGCTTTTCATTCGCTTGCTTTAATTTTTCCTTGTCCATGCTTATTACACCTCTCTCATCCCAAATATTGTGTTTTTCTTATGGGCTTCTAAAATCTCCTGAGCTGTTTCGATATCTATATCACTTCTCAATACAGCCGAACACTTATTTTTTCCCTCCACCTCGTTAACAAACAGCTGTTTATCGGTTATTTTCCTCAGTGCGACAGCTCTCTTGTGTATGTCTATCTCGTGTTCGGTCATTCTGCATTTTCTTTTAGCCATCATTGGTTTCCTTTCCGTTTCTACTTTCCGAAAAGCGCCCGAATTGTCCGAGCTGCCTTTGCAGTTCTTCTGCTTTAGCGCTGCTTACCGGAGCATCGTGCTTTTCTTTTTCACGCCTTTGAGTTCTGCGTTCTCTCATAAAGTCGATAGGTTTTGGAAGAAGCTGGTCCTTTTCAAGTCCTATCTCTTCAAGCTCACGTTCAGCCATAATGTCAAACACGCCGTCAAGCTCGTACTGTCTGAACTCTTTTTGTACAGCGTTGTTCAGTTCGATGAACTTTTCCATTCGCTTCTTTTTCCAGCCTGTAAGCCTTGCAAGAGCTATTATCATAAGCATTCCGTTGGAGTTTATGCAGTTTGAAACGTCTTCCCAAACGTCCCTGCAAAGCTCCTCCTGCATCTTTCGATTTATCGGTATATGTGACTTCATTTTTCTTTCCTTTCATCTCTGTTTAGTTTCATGCCTTGCTCATGCTGTCACTCCTTATCCATTTTTGCTCCGCAATTGGGGCAATATCTATAACGGAAAGGAAACCAATGATGGCTAACTGCATCATTTTTCTTGACTTGTCACCCTGCCTGTATTTTTCAAGCACGCACTCAAAATGCCATTTTCGATTGCCGTTGCCTTGTCCTAAAGGCTTACCGCAGATCTCGCAAAAACGATGTGTCTTGTTGTATTCAGCTATCTTTCTTTTAGCTCTGAGGGCAGCCATTTTCACCTGTTCTTTCTGCTTTTGCTTGTGATACTGCTCCATACATTCGGGGCAGCAAGTCTTTTCGGCCGGATATTTCGGCTTGAACATAGTGCCGCATGCGGCACATTCTTTAGGTCTGTAATTGCGCTCGGTATGCTTTAGCAGGCAAGCTCCGACGGGTTTTCGTTCGGTCATAAACGCTCGCCCCTTCCTATATGCCTAACTGTTCGCAAGCCATTTTAAAACCCATCTGCCACAGATGTACGCGACCGCTTACTCGCCTTCCGATATGGGATTCGTAAACCCACATCATATCCGAATACCCGAAATCTCTAAGAATATCGATCAATCTCTCACTCGGCATAAAATGATTGTAATTCACGCAATCCGCAACCTCATCTTCGAGATCGTCAAAATCGTAAATATCGCCTAAATCATCATAATTGATAAGATTAGCATTTTCGATAATTTCGTCAGCTTCAAATGTCGCCTTTAAGTCCTCCATAACCGATTCGTCGCTGTAATTGTAAAGATCGGAAGCACACTGTATCTTTTTTATGTAGTATCCTATGTCAGTTATATAAGACTTAACGTCTGACGGCTTTAACTCATTGTACCAGAGAGCTATTGACTCACCCAGATCGCCGCTCACGATAAACGCTCCACGCTTTTTATCTATAACGAAATTGATGTAGTATTCACTTCCTCCGTTTTCTCTCCGCCAGTCAATGGCAAGATAACGGTCTGTATCCGTAACTATTGTTGCCTTGTGGGTGCTAAATCGTCTTTTTGCGTTGCGTTCCGCATTCTCACGTATTTCTTTATCTGTCATATTTTTACTCCTTAAATTTTTTGCTCTGCCTTTTGGCAAAATTTTCATCATTGGTATACAGTCCCACCAGCTCGCAGGCATGAGCTGCTATCTCAAAAATATCTTTCGCCTTTTCTATGCTGTCTATCAGATCATGCCCTTTCTTGATATTATCCTGATACGCCTTATACACATTGAGATATTCGTTATGTGCATTTTCGTACTTCTCGCACTCTGCTACTATCTGCACCTTACGTTTTATAGCATCATCTTTACTGATAATACCTTTTCGTGCGCTGTTATACAGTTCCGTGAGGAGCAGGAGCAATAGTTGTTCAGCGGCGTTCAGACCCTTTGCAGATTTCTTTCCCCATGCGAGCTTTGATATTTCTTCAACTCTCATCGTCAAGATACCTCACTAACAATTCAAATGCCTCTTTCGGGTCCCGATACACCTTGCACAGATACCCCTGCTCGGTAAGATGCTCCAACCACCACTTCTGACTTTTGGACAGCCGTCCCTTCTCGGATTTCAGTTCCATGTACAAACCGTGATATCCCTTTCGTGCCACAGGCAGGTGGAGGTCGGGGATCCCCGACTTCACACCCATACGCTTAAAGTGTACTCCCTGATACACGGAGCATTTACGCTCGTTTGCCGTGTGGTACAGCAGCGCCAGCTCGGGGTATTTTTCCCGAACGGCAGGCACCTGCGTCCATTTGATGATCTGCATTTGTATTCTGTCTTCTGCGGTCATGGCGTTACTCCTCCAAATCCATTCTCGCCCCACAGTTCGGGCAGTACTTTGTCATTATTCCACTCGGCGGTTCTTCTTTGCAGCGCGAACAGTACGGATAATATCCATCGGGATTGATATTCCATTTAGCGTGCTTTTCTTCTTTCTTTTCTTCTTTTCCGAAGAAGTTACATATATCAACGTCTAACACATTAGCGATTCTTTCTAAAATTGAAACAGATACCTGCCTTCGACCTTCTTCGTATCTTGCAATACTATTTGCGGCAACTCCAATTTTATAGGAAAGGTCTTTTTGTGTCATATGTTTTGACTTTCTTATAGCTTTAATTCTTTCGCCAACTGTCATATTCAATCCTCCTCAATTCTTTATCCTGTTGATTATCATTGATGCCTGCATCTTCGTCAAGGTATCAAAATTGATATATTCAAGGTCCTTTTTGCACCTACGCTTAATAAGCCTTGTCTGCGCTTCCGTTGCAGGGCACTTCCCCCACGCCTTTACTTTTTCCAAATCCCAGATATAGCGGTCGTTCTCATACTTATCACACAGCAGGGAATAGGTCATGTCAATAGCTTCCTGCATAGGCATTTCAGCGCCATTCTTTGCCACCGTATTGCCCAGCTCGTCGGGAGCAGGAATGATAAAATCTCTTGTGGGGATGTGGAGCTTTAAGTCACCGTTAGGCATCTGAAAGAAATTGATATTATGCAGCTCATATTCCTGTTTCTGTGCCCATAAGTCTACAGTCTCCACATTCCTTATCCACGACTGCGGATTATCGGCAAGCCTCTCGATCAGTTCAGGCAGTTCAAAGAGATCCCCCTCGACTTCCTTTTGCTTTCCCTTTGGTATCTCCTCTAGATCTATTCCCAAAAGCGAAGGAGCCGTACACAACGACCGCCGTCCTGTGATGCCTACACAGTCTATCAGTGTAAGCTTGTTCTTGTCGGGGTGCAGCCTTAGCCCTCTGCCCACCATCTGAGCATAAAGGCTGTCAGACTGGGTAGGGCGGGCAATTATAATGGTCTCTACAAGGGGTATGTCAGTACCCTCAGTAAAGATCATGCAGTTAACTAAGCAAGGTATTTCACGCCGTGTAAACGCCTGAATTATCTCGTTCCTGCCCTTGGTTTCGGCGGATACCACCACAGCACCGTCTATCTTATCCGCTATCTTGTGAGCGTGTTCCACCGAGGATGCAAATATAAGCGTTGCACCTTTAGCCAGTGTCCTGTACGCTTCTGCAATAGCGTCCTCTGTACCGTCCATAGCATCAGAAAGCTCTCCGGGAGCGTAATCACCGCCCCTTGTATGCACATCTCGCAGGTCAAAGCCTATATCCACACGCTTGCAGTCAATATCACATAGGTACTTGTTTTTGATACCCCATTTGAGATCACGCTTGAAGACGATCTCATCAAACACATCGTTGAGCCTTGCCTTATCGCTCCTGTTGGGCGTTGCAGTAAAGCCTATAAGCTGATACGGCTCGAAGTATTCGAGTATCTTGCGGTATGTTTTGGCAGCTGCATGATGTGCTTCATCGACTATGATCGTCCCGAAGTCGTCCGGCTCGAATCTGTTAAGGCGGTGTACTATGCTTTGTACGCTTGCAGAAACAACTTCCTCTCCGTGAGACTTGTCCGCTGCCATTTCTACGCCTGTAGAGCAATCAAAATACTTAAGTGGCTGTCTTACCAGTTCTTCTCGGTGAGACAGTATCAGCATACGGCCATGCCGTTTAAGGTTTGCAAATGTCACGGTCTTGCCCAACCCCGTAGCCATTTGCACCAGATACCGCCCACCACCTTTTTCGTAAAGAGTGTCTATGCACTCCTGTTGGTAGTCTCGTAGTTTAATGTTCATTCTTTCTCCTTTTTTTGTCGGACACGTCGGATTTTGTCGGATTACCGTCCGACAAGTTTAAAACGCGTATTTGCGTTGTTTGCTGATACTTTGTCGGACTGTCGGACTTTTACGCGCATTATCCCTATAGGAGACACACACCCTAAATAATATCCGTATGTGTGTGTCTCTCCCTATATATGTTATATATACGGGGGAAAAGTCCGACAATTTTTTTATCCTCTCAAACAGCATAATTACGGCACTTTTGAGGGTTTTTTCTGTCGGACTGCCGTCCGACAAAATGCTATATGAGATCCTCAAACCCTTCGTATTCTTCCTCGGTATCATCATTGAGTTTCATTGCAACGCACTGAGCCGGAGCACCTTTGCCAAGTCTCACACGCTTGGTCAGCCCTCTTTTGCCCTTTTCCAAAAGACCGTTCGAGTTGAGCCATGACAGCAGCGCCTTATCCTCGTATCCCGCATCGGATACGGCTTTTCTGAATATACTGCTGTTGATAAATACCGTATTTCCGCTGATCTCGCCGAAAACTTCGCCGTTTACTATGTTGTATGTGCCGTGTTCGTCCCTTACAAGAAAGCTGTTATAATGCGATGATACCCAGTCGCACATATACTCATAGCCTCTTTGTCCTACCGATACGGAAGCCTTTGTCTTCAGAAACTCAGCCATTTCCCGAATAGTCAGACTTTTGCCTGTTTTCAGGATAAACTTGTCTGCGTACTTATCCGCTGTGATTATCATTGCCGCAGCCATAGCTTGTTTTTCCGTTGTCTCGCCTTTGCAAAGCTCCGCAAAAGTAGCATCATATTCATGCTTGATCTCCTCGATCACGTCGTCGGTAAGAGCTTCTATAAACATTTCGCCCGCTTGTCCGTAGTCGGCTTTGAGTGCTCTTGCCATTTCGATACCGTCCTTTATCACCTTGTCATCGGGTCGGCATTCGATGTCTATAACACGGTTTATAGCACCTGCGCCTGCACTTTCACGCACTATAGGACCTTCGCCCGTAGTCAATATTGACAAGCTCCATTTCGGTGTTTTATCAAGTCCGCCCGATTTTGTTCCTCTTGTTCTGCCTGCACCCTGAGCAAGCTGATAAACATCAAATTTACTTCGTCCGTGACTATCTTTAGAAAGTTGAAGTTCATCTATACACATGGGAATATTGTTTAAGAACGCCGCTGTTCGCTCATGTCCCACTTGGGTCGCATTGAATGTCTGTACATAACTGCCGCCGATCTCGGGGTAGCCCCACACGGAAGCCGCCAGCATCAGAGCGACAGACTTACCCGTACCCGAAGAACCGCCCCACAGGTGAACGAAGAAACAGAGCCCGCCTATTTTATTTATGAGTACACTTGCAAAGCTTGCTGCAAGCATTATCTGTGCTGTGAGGCTGTCAGCGCGGCATCTGAGGGCAGTTTCTTTCCATGCTTCAAACGTTCCCTTGTGCTTTGATATGGCATCGTAGATATCAGCATAGTTGCTCTCTCCGTCGAATGTTAGATCATCAACATAAGGTGAGAATTGACCGGTCTTTATATATCCCAGTCTTGAAACGCTCTTCACTTCGGGTATTCGGTCGTAATTCATAGCTTCTATTTCGCACAGATACTTTGATAGATTTGAGGAAGTATCCGATGTGACCGAAACTCCCTGTGATGATAGTTTTATCACCTTTGAGCGGTCAAAAAGTTCGTTTTTCCCCGCAATAAGTGTTCTCCACCTGTCACCTGTGCAGTAAGCAACTTTAAGTTTCTCCTCATTTGTGTCGATATTCACAAGTCTTTCTATCGGCAGAATCGGGTGAAGGCATACTGCTTCGTCACCAAAAGCACCGCTTTTTCTCACACCGCTTTCATCGCACAGCCATGAGCCTGCTTCAAGCTCTATCGGCTGATTAGGGAAGCAGGTGGGATTTAGAGTATAGGACGTGCTTGGATTTACCTGACGTAAGCTTTCCACAAAGGCGTTATAGGTCTTTTTGAAGCTCTTGTATCCGACTTTTGCCGCCATAGCTGCCATGCGTTCGAGTGCTCTTTGCTGTAGAAAAGAGTTTTCCTGTTCAAATACATCCCTGTACGGATCCTCACTGTTTTGAAAATCCTCCAAACTGTAA